CTTTACCGCACGGCAGACTTCACCGACTACCTCATTTACGAGGTCAATATCATCTGAGAAAGATTCGCCCGCAAGGGCGTTTCTTTCGGGCCGATTACTTTAACGCACTACTTTATTAAAGGAGGCAAGTCAATGACAAAAAGAGTCGGGAAGACCGACGACCAACCTTTTGTAAAGCTCTTCCGTGAGCTTACATATCGCTGGACTCCGTGGGAGGTCTGGCAGGACTTCGTTACGATGTATGCTTGCGCTATCTCGAATGCGGTCGACAAGTCCCACTTTGAAAAACGCGAGGAGCTCTACCTCAAGCGGATTCAGAAGTACAACAAAAAAGAGCAGGAGATTTTTCCTCAGCTTGCTGCGGAAGTGGTCCTCGCTCTCGAGAAGAATCCGGAGCAGGACTTCCTCGGAAGTATCTTCATGGCGCTTAACCTCGGCAATGATTCCGGCGGGCAGTTCTTCACGCCCTACGATGTTTGCCGAATGATGGCGGAAATGACTTGCGACAACGTGCTGCCGACTATCGAGGCGAAAGGCTATATCTCAATTAACGACTGCGCTTGCGGTGCCGGCGCTACTCTGATTGCCGGCGTTCACGCTGCGGCTAAGCAGATAAGCAAGGCCGGTCTGAACTGGCAGAATCACATTCTCGTGACCGCGCAGGACGTTGATTACACCGTAGCATACATGTGTTATATCCAGCTCTCGCTTCTCGGCGTCGCCGGTTATATCAAAGTAGGCAACTCGCTTACCGAGCCTATGCGCCCGGACGACTCATTGGAGAACTACTGGTTTACGCCGATATACTGCTCCGATGTGTGGACTATCAGAAGGCTTCTCAAGGGCAGAACGCTCTTATAAGCAAATATATTTTCAGGAGGTTTTTATTATGGCAACTATCACAACGAAAGAGACCCGCGCCTTCAACTGGGCGAATCCGGGTACGCTCAAGGTCGGCGATGAAATCGTCGAGACTCTCAAGGACGGCCGCGAGGTCGTGTTCGTCGTCATGGACGACGGCGTTATCGGGCTGAAGAATCTGCTCGGCTACCACCGCATGAATGAGGACTGGACCAATGAGGGCGGCTGGCTCGCCTGCGATATGCGCCGCTACCTCAACGAGGAAGTTATCGCGCTGCTTCCTGACGAGCTCGTCGCGGCTATCAAGCCCCGCAAGTTCGGCAAAGAGGAGGACAAGCTCTGGCTCTTCTCTGAGATGGAGGTCTTCGGCGACCATGACTGGACCGAGAATGACCCTGACCGCGGCTTCCAGTTCGAGTACTTCAAGGACCGCCGCAACCGTATCAAGGTCGACGAAGACGGAGATGCGAGCTGGTGGTGGGAGCGTTCTCCTTATGG